TTTGAGAAAGTTTATCTAAATAAATAGTAGTATTAGATGAAGATATCTTATTGTATTCAGATATATATTTATCAATAGATGCTAACTCTACTTTTTGTGAAGCTAATTCTGTTTTGAATAGTTTATTATAAACTGTTTTTAATTCGCTCATTTTTTTATTTTTAAATATTAATGTTTTTAAAAAAAAGGGCAACCGAAGCCACCCTCTTTCCAATCAAAAAAACAAACAATCAATTATGACCCTGAAACTACAGTAAAACCAGCAGAGGTTAAAGTAGTAGTTAAAAAGTTTGCAGGAACTGCTTCTTGTCCTGATAATGTCAAAGTATATCCTGACAAATCACCCATAGCAGCACCAGTTACGATTGTACCACCTGATACATCCATTCCGTGTTCTAATCCACAAAGGAATAAGTTTCCGTTGTTATCTTCAACTACAACTTGTGGACGACCATAAGCTAATAATTTAATTTGTTTGTGGTCTACAATAGACAATTTCTTTAAAGTTAAATTCAAAGTTTGTTCAAAATATGTAGTACCATTTTCTCTTGAAGAAGTAATTGCTTGTTCGAATGAACTATTACCTTTCAAGTCATATTTGTATGCACTTGGCGTTCCTGCAACCGCACTAATAGCATCTGTATTAGTTACGTCATAAGTTACACCTGTCATATCACCCCAGTTTACAAAGTAAACCGCTTTTAATCCACCATTGCTATCTTTGCAAGGTTCAATTCTACCTAATGAAATTTCACAAGCCATCTATATATATTTTTAAAAGTTAATAAAAAAAAAGGGAAGGCATTTTACCTCCCCTTTTTAATTTAAAAAGCTAATTTTTAGTTAGCAGAGTTTGTGATTCCGTAAGTTACGATATCTTCTACAATTCCGTATTGAACTGCAGCAGTAAATCTCATTACTACACGTACGTTTTGACTTCCGTCAACATCAGCCATATCAATAACTTTTACTTCATTTTGGTCAGACAATAAACCTGTACCAAAGAATAAGTTAGATTTTTCAGCAGCGATAGCAGTGTTAGCAGCTAATCCGTTTGCAACAAAGATTTTAACACCATCAAAAGATAATGAACCATTGTTAAACCATTGTGTTCCTTGAGCGTTTGTACCATTAGCACCTAATCCTGAAGCACCAAATCCACCTAAAGCACGAACGTAAGCTCTTGCGATGTTTTGTGAAACATATAAGTACAAATCTTCTTTTCCGTAAAGTGAAGCAGGGATAGCGTCAACGATTTTCCCTAATTCAGCAACAACGTTAGAAGCGGTAACTGTAGTACCAGCAACTTCATTAGCAGTTGGTAAAGCAGCATCAGCAGCTAATAAAGCAGCAAATCCGTTGAATTCACCTGCATTAGCAGTAGCACCTCTCCAGATGTTTTGTTCTGTTTTTTCAGCAACTTTAGCAGCAACGTGAGAAATTAAGAAATCAGCAAAGCTTGAAGGCAATGAATCAAAAGCAGAATAACCCATTGAAATCGCTTCCCAAGTTGAATGGAAGTCTTTTTTACACAACTGTAAATTCACTTGGAATTCCTCAGGAGTGATAATTCTTTCGCTTAATGTTACAGTAGATGTAGCAGAAAAATCACAAGTTGCATCTTTTACGATAGCATCAGTAGCAATTTTTTGGATTACAGATTTATACTTAACATTAGGCATTACCTCAATTCCACCATTTTCAATAGTAGAAGCAGATAATAAAGCAGCAGAGATATATTTTGAAGCAAATTCTCCTGCATAAGATGTAGTGATACTTGTAGTAGTCGCCATTTTTATTTATTTAGTTTATTATTAATTAAAAAGTTTCGCCATAACTCTATCTTGAGTTGTCATAGGGCGGTTAGATGCAAATTTTTGAACTTGTGGGCTTTTTACTTCTGGAGAATGTGTTAATGGTTCAACACTTAATTCAACTTCTTTAGATTTTAAATCCTCATCAGTTTTATCTTCTTCGTCAGCAGAAAGTTTAACACCTTTCAATTCAGCTATTTCATTTCTTAATTTTTCAATTTCAGAAAAGAACATTTCTTTAGTGATTGATTCAACAATCTTTTTAGGGCTTGCTTCTTCAGCCGCAGCTTCAACCTCAACTTCAACTTCAGGAGCTTCCATTTCTGGTTCAGGCATTACTTCTTCAGGCATTTCAATAGAAGCAATTACACCTTCAACTTCAACCTTTAAAAGCATTCCATCTTCTAAAAGGTATTCGCCAACTGGTAACGCAATTCTATCTTCCTCGTTAACTATAAAAACAGCCATTTCAGGTTCAAAAGCTTCAGCTTCTATCACCGTACCGTTTTCAAGTTTCATTTGAGCAAGGTTTACTTCCATACCCAAAAGAGTTTTGATTTCGTTAATTACACTCATTTTTAAAATATTTAATTTGTTTATTAATAATTTTATTTTTATTTGTTATAAATTAGGGTTTTAACCGTTACTTCTAACAATAGTTTTTACACCATCAATTATTGTAATAGTTGCACCGCCTTGTTGAACTGTACTACCAATTCCTTGTGATTGTAATTCGCCATCACAATTTTCAATTGCATATTTTCCGTCTTTACCAAGACAACCCCTGTTACCGCCCTTTGGACTTGTTGTTTTTCCCATTATTTTATTTATTATATTTAACAATTATTTCTTTTATTTTAGTTAACAATTCTTCTTCTTGTTCTTTTTGTAAACTCATTTCTAATTTGTCAGCAAAATAACCTTCAATGCTAAAGCCTTTTACTTTACCTGTTTTAACAAAGTCATTCCAAATAGTATCATTATTTACTTTCATACTAACCATCCAAGTTCCTACTGGTGCATTTAAACCATACTTTTTAGACTTGTCCATTTCAGTATCTTCTACAATCCAAGATTCAACTACAGATAAATCATTTATCTTTTTTTGGTGTTCTAATGTAGCATTGTTTTGGTTGCTATTCATTAAAAATAATTCACTTGCTTTTTTTACAGTTGCATCTGAAAAGAAAATATAATATTCATCTTCACCATTGCGTCTGTAAATATTTTTATTTGGAATTAAAGCAGCACCCATTAAGATACGTTTTTCATCATCCACTTTTGCAAGTTGTAATTGTTGATTTAAAGCAATAAAGTTTTCTTCTATTGCAGGAAATTCTACAACTGAAATAGCTTCTACACCACTCAAGTCTTCTTTTTCGTCTATGATTAATTCTACTATTCGCATTTTATTTTTATTTATAAATTAAATTATTTGTTTTTTGTTAATTACCTAAAGTAGCAGTCTTAACAATATTTCTATCTAAACTTTCTTGTGAACTTACATCGTTAGCTACCACGTAGGCTTTAATAGGTGCTTGATTGCCTAAACTTTGAGCTATTTGGTTTTGACCCGATGTCCCTACTATATTAAAAGAGGGGGCTGATGAAGGTGCTCCAGAATAACTATTACCTACAGATGGCATTGATGGTAGTGATACAGATGATTTAGCGCTCTTAACTGCGGATCTAATAGCCATAAAAATACCAGCCGCTTGAGCAGCGTAACCAATTAACAAAGGTATATTTTGCGGAAATCCCACTTTAGCTGTTTGAGCTGTTCCTTCTGCTACTGCTACAGCTGAACGAGCTGCTGCTTGTGTTGAAAAGGTTATAGTTTTATTTATTTCTAAAGCCAATTCACGTGCCATTAACAATTGCTTGGCAATTAAAAAGGCTTTTCCTAATTGTGATTCAGCCCCAAATATATAGGTTAAATCATCCAAAGCTCTCATTCTAATAGCAGTCTTAGCGTCAGCTTCTGCTTGTTCTCTAGCTATATTATCAAGACTTCTTTTTTTATTTTTTTCGTCTTCTAATATTAAAGCATCTGAAAGAGCTGTAGCATCAGCTAAAACTTTAGCATCTGCCAATTCTTTTTCTGTAGCTTCGGTAACTCTTCTTTCTCTATTTGCGTTGTCTATTCCAATAAAAAAGTCTCTTTCTTCTTGAGCTTCTTTTTCTCTTTCTTCTTTAGATTTTTCTCTTGCTAATTTTGATTTTTTACTAGCTTCTTTGCTTAAATTATCAGCTTCAATACTAGCTTGCTTATCTATTGAATTTATAGATAATTGTAAACCAGCTTTATCGTTTTTTAATTTTTGTAAAGCGTTTCTTTGTTCTTGTACAACAGCATCACCAGCTTTTTTGGTTTGTACAGGATCAAATACAAGAGAAGAAATGCTTTTAAACACTGTACTCTCTAATCCAAAATCTTTACCTAAAGCATTACCTACGGCATCTATTGTTTTTAAGATAACAGTTAATGGTATACTTATAAACTTTAAAGCTCCTGCTAAAATTTCTTGATTTCTTTTAGCTGCAGCAGTTTGTGCTTTTTCAGTAGCAATGGATTGTTGTATCTGTATTTCAGAAGCTTTTATTACTTGGTCTGTCTGGGCTAATTTTAATCTTAAAATTTCCTTTTCGCTTTTACCTTGTAATTTTAAAATATTATCTTGATTGCCAACAGTATCTAATTTTTTCTGTTCTGTATCTAGATTTATCTTAGATAATTCATTTAATTTCTTTTGCTCTACACTTACACTGCTAACAGTCTCTTTAATATCATCCCAATAAGCGTATATAGCTCCAGCAGCGACTACAATCAATCCAATACCGGTACTACCAATAGCAGTTCTAATTGCGTTGAATGCGTTAACACCAACAGCTTTTAATTGCTTAAAACTGTCTCTAGCTTCGCCAAGACCTTGTAAGCCTTGGGCAATAGCCATCGCAGACTGAACTTTTAATAATTGTTGTTCTAGATCTTTGCTTTCAACACCAACTATACCTAATGCACCTTGATAGGCAGCAAAACCGCTAGCTACACCTGATAAAGAAGAACTAAGCGCATTAAATTTAGCGTCAGGATTAAAGGCATCCGTTAAAGCTTTTGCATCACCAATTTTGTCTTTTAATATAGCGGCTTGCTTAGCGGCTTCTACTGCTTCTTTTGATGTTGCTCCAAATTTATCTGATAAAGCAGCTACCTCTTGTTGAGCTTGTCTTAATTGGGTTTTTAAACTTACTACGGACTTCGTTGTCTCATCAATATTATCGTTAACCTGAAGGCTTACTATTTTCTTTTCCATTGTCTTTTTATTTGTTTAAATCCCTTTGCCCAATTATTTGGTAATTCATATTTACCTTTTGCTATTTCTACCGTTTCACTTTGTGCATAATGGTCACCCATCATCAAAAGATTTAATATTTCTTTTATCATAAAATTCTAAAATCGTTTATTAATTCAAAATCTACTTCTCCAGTATTCAAGTCTATTTTCATATTATTAATAATATATCTTTTATCTCGTATTATCAAACGGTTGTTTAGTTTGATAGAAGTTAATAAACTAATAGGCAGTAAAGCTTTTATGTCATACTTTCTTGATTTTATATTGTAGATGTTCTCTAAATAAGTCTGATAGTAATTACCATATAAACTATTAGGTATCGGTGTTAATAATAAACTACTAATATCTAGCCCAAAGTTTAACGAATGATTGACACTACCAATTAAAGTATCTTGCCCAAATGCATTGTAAGTTGTTATATTGACTGCAGAACCAGTTCCTTTTAAATAGAAGTTACAAGATTGCAAAGTAGCATAGTCATATAAAATTACTGGTTTTGGTATGTAAGCTTTGTAATCAGTTTTTAATGCAAATCCAACTTGTAAATTTTGTCCCGAAAACTTGCTAAACAATAAATTTTCAAATGGTAATTCAACATTATACTCGCTACCTTGAGAATTTAAATCAGCTTTCAAGTCACCGTATTCAATTCCATTATCAGACAAGTATTTAACGTTCATAAAACTTTCGCTTTTAGTATAGCTAAAATTTATTTTTTTAAACGTTTCTAATTTACTAATATCTATATCGTCTGAAATTACATATTGCGTTATGTCTTTTAAAGTACCATCTGCATACCAATCTTCTAACTGTTCAATAGTATAAACATTTTCTTCATACCCTATACAAGTCAAGTTAAACATCTTTAGTATTCCACTAAAAAAATCTTCTACCTTGATGTCTGGCATATATAATTTTAAATCTAAATTAGATGTGGTTGATTGTGAAGCACAAACTATGTAGTTGTCGTCATCTAAAAATGTTCCTGATTCTCCGCTATCATATTCTACTATAACTCTAATTCTCGAGCTAAATGTAACCGGTGAATCACTATTTACAGTAACTTTAATTACGCCAGCACCAAAAGCAGTTTCGCCAATAGCATCGTGTAATATAGCTCCAGCGTTTATTTCTGAAGTTGAAGAAGTAAATGGAACTGTGTATAGTAACACATTATCTCTGTAAACATTAAAATAACATTGTATGCCAGAAGCGGTACAAGTTGGTAAAAAATAAATATTACAAAAATTAGTGTCGTTTAAACCGAAATACTCAAAAGTATTAGCAGTCAAATCAACAGTTACCAAATCATTAACCGGATATTGTCCTGCGAAATTATAACTTAAAAAATCTGTTTGTACTTCATTGGTTTTAGCTTTAAATACGTCAGCATTCCTTAACCATAAATAAGCGTTTGTAAATCTTGCATCAGTTAAGAAATTACCGGCAAAAGATATTCCGTAATTAGTCTCTATTGAATCAAATATTTTGCTCAATCTTAAGGCAGGAAATAATTCGTTAAATTCAACCGCAGTTGCCGCTTCAGTTATATCTACTGAGGTAGTAGTATTTTCATCATCCCAAACTCTATTTGAAGTAATCAAAGGAAATTTAACATCATTTCCAACCTCACCTGATACTCTATCAATTACTTCAGAAGCACTATATGGTATTGTGTGCGCAGAATAATCTAATTCAGCCAATTTCTTACCAGCAAATGTATCTTTTAAAGAAACCAAACTACCAAAAAAAGTAATAGTGTAATTTTCAGGAACACCATTTTTAATAGTAGCTTTTTCTAATTGAATATTTCCTTTTCTAAAAGGTATAGTATCTAATTCAATATATGCTTTTTTTCTTTGTCTTGCGTCAAACCCGCTATCAATAGAGTTTTCATACCAATGTGAAAAGACAGCGTTGTTATGATCATTAGCTGGCACTGTAAAAGACTGACTAAAATCTGTATAAACCTTTGAAATGTCTGAAGCGTTTTGAACTGAACTGTTTATAGATATTTTCTCATCCTCAAACAGCTCAATTCTTTTAGCTACATTATTTATGTAAATATATAAACCAACTGTTACCATTAAATTACGTTGTTAATTAAGTTAAATGCGTAATCGAATTCTATTTCGTAATTAATATTTTTATCTTGCAAAGAAGTTTTTAATGTGGTTGATTGTGTTCTAACCTCAACTGGTTTTCCATCTAATAAGACAGTTTCGCTTAATAGCAAATCTTGAATCAAATCATCATAATTTTCAGGCACAAATCCCGAACTCAATTTAACTGATTGTTTTCCGTTAATGTTAAACGACTTACTTTGTCCTTTAGATACACTGTAATCAATTGAATCTTGCAATAGATTGTAATTACTACCTTGCACATTTATGTTGTCTATACGAGACTTAAAAAACGTTAAGAACTGCCATCCGCCAAAACGATTAATATAAGAGCAAATCACCGGTGAATATTTAGGTTCACAAATTGGCATAACTTTATATTCAAAAGAATAACTTACTTCATCATAATCATAACTGATAGTGCAAATGTTACCTTTGTTATATTTTACGTTTGTAGTTGTTAATGGTATTTTTAAAAGTCCGGTATTAGTTGGGCTGTAAGAACCTATAGTTTCATTACGGCCTCTTAAATCTTTATATCTAATATCTATTGGAAGTGATTCTGAAATCATTCCATCTGAATAAATATTTACTAATGCGTTAACATAAGGGATTGATTTTGTAATGTCGTATTTAATTTCTTTTGTGTTGTCAGATAATAATACAAACACGTTTGAATCATCCGTGTGATTATAGCCATCAGTAAATAAAGTGTAACCATTAGTTCCTAAATATGTATTAGTATCTAATAAAGTATAAGAACCAACTGAAGTTTCTTTGTATCTTTTTACTTGTACATTTGCCCACATTGTATTTGAATCCAAGAAAGAACTTGAATATATTGGAGCTACATTATCAATGTATCCTTTTACAAACGGGCTGATGTTATAAACATTTTGTCTTTGAGATGTAGAAGCAATAGGTTTTGTAAATGTGTATGTGGCAGTAGAAGGAGCTGCTCCAGTCCCATTCCAAATTCTTAATTCTATTTTAGAACCAACTTGCCCTGATTCGTTTACTGTTATGAAGTATGGACTTCTTGTGTATATTATCATTTTATATCTTTTAAATTATAGTCTATCATTGTATCTACGTCTTGACCGAATGCTTTCATTAAATCAGTGTCTATGTATTTTTTGTAACCGGCCTCAAATGGTTTTGTAAAAAATAAGCTTGGCTTAATTCCTTTCTGAAAAATACTTCGAGATATAAGATACCCTGTTTGTTGATAGCTCATAAACTTTCCACTCTTCTTGTCTCGGAATTGAAAACCTTTCGCTCGAACCCATTGTAATATATTTTTAGTTAAACCACCTTTTTTACCCGTACCGGATCCAAATCTAAACGGACTATTTGGAGCTTTAGTTGAACTTGATGCTCCACGAACTCCTTTGTCTTGGAACATTCCATAATCGGCCATTGAGAAGCCTACGATTGAGTAATCATTCTCTGTGACTATTTCACCCTTCAAACTATTATATAGCTCTTTAGAAACGTTCTTACTGCTTTTAGATAAATTACTTCTTGATTGTTGAATCACGTAATCTCTAAAGCGCTTTAAAACATCATTTACATTCTTTAATTCATTAGCCATTTAGCAAATAGTCATATCGTTAAAAGTCATAACATCAAATGTCATTGTAATTCCTGCAATCTTATTTTCAAATCTGTCTACAAAGTACTCTATAGAAGCAGTTCCATCACTTAATTGAAAGCCATCGTCATACAAATCACCTCTATTTAGCATCTCAAGCAGTCTTCTTGCAACCATCTCTTGCGTATGTAACACATCTTGCTCATTATCATTACCTCTAAATAGATCAGTTGTAGCTTCTTTTGATTCATCTACTATATCCATACACAATATAGACACATTATAATCAAAAGTCTTACCATTATAGTTAGCTGAATTAATCATAATATGTGATAACGGAAATATAGTTTGTTTGTTCAAGTCTATTTTAAATATATCTCCAATGGTAACCGTATTTACAAAAGCATCATCATCCAATTGGTTTTTGATTGCTTGACTTATTTCGTAGAATCCTTTCATTATTTATTCTTATTTATTAATTTCATTTCTATTTCTGTTTTTTCCTTTTCAAATGTCAACCAAGTTAAGCTTTGCGTGATGGGAAGCTTGGAAACTTCATCAAATCTTCTAACGTTTCCTTGAGCAAGAGCATAGATACTTGAATACCATCCCCAACGTTTTCCAAATTGTGCTTGGTCAGAATATTCTGCACCTCCTTGTTCCCCTCCAAATAGTTTATCGTACTTTTCAATAAGTCGTTCCCTAAAGTGTAAAAAAAAACCATAGCCCCTAACACTACGTCTAATGGTGCGTGACGCATTACATCCGCATAAGTTATAGAACCTTTGTATTCTTCTATTTGATATTTGTTGCCTAACTTATTTGTAATCGGTCTATATAATACAGCCATTGCATTATGCATTGTGTCCCAGTCTGTAATGTAATTATCCAAATCCATATATTCACCTGTACTCATTTCATCAAGGTTAGGTATAAACCCAAACTCTACTCCACCCATTTTAAATCGTTGTATAAATGCGTTATCTTTTGTGAATAGACTATTAATGTTTGCAGTAATTTCTGCTACATCTTTATATCTAATCTGTGCCACATCTTTTAAATCTATACCACAGAATAATTGCACCATTTTCTGCTGCAAAAATTCTGATTCTTCATTGTCTTTTGCAATAGCTAAAAACTTTTGATACTGCACTAGCTTTATATCATTTAGTGTTGTTGGTATTGTTAATTCTATTTTCATTATATTTGTTTTAGTTATTAATAAATGTTTTTGGTTATTGTATTAAGCTACGCATTTAAACACAAAAAAGGCAGCCATTTCTGACCACCTAATTAACCAACCTATTTAAAACTTAATCTTCATCTGCTCGTTCACATTGTTTGTCACAATATGTTTTTTCACAAGGCTCACCGCAATACCTGCATTCATTTTCAGGGTATTCATTTTGATAGTCGTAGTATTCCATAATTATTTTAACCAATTTTTACATTCTGTTAATGATTTACCGAAAAATGCTCTGTTGATATTTTCAGTATCTAAACCAAATACTACTTGCCAAGATTTAGAAACTTCTACATCTATATTTTGATTTACAATATTACCTTCTATTTTTTTATTTGTCCAAGTATCAATACCTTCAAACTTGTAATTTCCGTTGTTTATTTTAGTGTATTTCATAATTTGTGTTTTTGTTTGTTTTAACTTGTACAAATATACAAAGGTTATTAACAATACAAAACTATTTTAAAACTTTAACATTTCTTTAACTTTTGTTTAAGTATTCTTGTGCAATTTGATACATTTTCTGCATCTTTTTAATTTCACCTATATTTCTTGGTAAGTTAATTGATACTTCAATCCCTTTAACGTGATGAATGTAGCATTGTATTGTGGCTATGATTTGTGCGTATGTCATTGTCTATCTAATAAACGTAATAAGTACCTTTGTTTGGATTTTCTAATTGATATGATACAATGTACCTTAATGCATCTATCAAGTGATTATGGTTGTCTATAGGTGTATTAGATTTCTTTTCTAACCAGCAATAGTTATTTAGTTCTCTGATTAAATTAATTGATTCAGGTGTAATTATTAAATCATAATCTTGTAACAAAGCTATTCCAAATGTAACAGAACCTTGACCTTTGATTGCAGGTACTATATTCAATCCTGCAGTTTGTAATTCAGATATCAATCTTGGTTCAGCAGAATCAGCTACAATTAAACTATCTAAACAGTGTTGTTTATTTAACTGGTAAATCTGTGATGTAGTTAATGCAGGTAAGTAATACCTTTCGTTTATGTATATCTTCTTATTAGCAGTATCTATATTGCATTCTACTAATGTGGTTGGGTCATTACTAAATCCAAAATCCTGACCAAATGCAGAAGCACCAACTTGTTTATATTCACCTATTGTCCAGTTGTTAAATATTACACCTTCAGCTTTGTCTAACCATCCACCAAGAATTTGATGCTTGTACTTTTCAGGTCGTCTTTGCTTGATGTTTTCTATTTGACTTATAAAAGATTCTGATAGGTTTTCTATATTATCTAAATAGGTTGTATGTATATAAGTAGTATCACCTTTAATTAAATTAGCTCCTGCTTGGATTCCTTTATCTTCAAAGAACTTCTTATATATAAAGTGTTCTTTTGTTGCTGGATTCAATACAAGTAGCACTCTATTCTGTACACCTTTAGTTCTAATACTGAAGTCAATCTTTTCAAACACTTCTTCATCTGTTAGTTCTTCAGCTTCATCCAATACCCAAGTAGTTACACCTGCCAAAGATTTTAAACTTGCAGTCTGTGTCCCACTACTCGTTTTAATACCTTTAAAGAGTATTTTAGAGCCTGTTTTAAGATTTACTATTTCATCCTTCGTAATATAAAAATCGTTGCTTAAATCGGCTGATTCTATCTTATCTATAAATTCAGGTATGATAGATACATTTGCAGATGTCAAAGTGTAACGTGTGAATAGTATAACGTGTCCTACTTCATAAGTTAACAATAGCAGAAACGAGTTCAAAGAATATGATTTCCCTGAACCCCTTCCACCTGTTATTACAAAGTATCGGCTCTCACTACCGAGTAGATTGTATTTGTTATTTAGACTTATCAATTTTGAATATATCTTTTATATTGAAGTCGTTAATATTGTGAGTAGTTTCAACTATTTCTTTTGGCTTACCAAATATGTGTTCTGCTATAAACAATTGACCACGTTGTGAATCCATCAAAGTATTCTTTACGAATGCTATTTTAGTTTCTTCTTCGGTGTCTTTGTTATATAGTTCTTTTAGTGCTTGTACAAATATAGCGTTTACTTTCTTTTCATCAGCTACAGGTTTACGACCTGCTCCTGCTCTTGCTCCACCTTTGTTAGATTTTGTTTCCATAGAAAAAAATTTGTTTATTCAATTCTATAATAAATAAAACTTATAGTTGTTTAAATGTTTCGTTGTAGTATTTTATTCCATCACAATGTTCATCAATTCCTTTCTCAATATTTTTTATAGTATCTAACGTATTATTAACTTTTATATATTTGGATACTTCAATAATTGAATTTTTAGAGCCTTGTAAATGTGAATAAATAATCTGTTGCTTTTCCATTTCTTTGGCTTGGTTACATTTCATTTTTAATAAAGTTGTAGCGGTTAATATAGCATCAACTTCTTTTTTCAATGATTTGTCTTTTTTAGCTAAATCAATGTATCTTTTTTGTTGTTGGTTAATTTCTTCAATTATCCAATCTACTGCTGATTGTTTCATATCTTATTTGTTTTTTGTGAATATTTTATCCCAATCCTTACCAATCCATTCGGTATATTTATCTCTTGATTTTTGGTATTTTCTCTCGTTTATTTCCATTGCCATAAAGCATAAAACCATTAAAAAAAATGGTATTGCCACTAAAATATCAATTGCTGTCATATCTTATTTGTTTTTAAATGTTTCGTTGTAGTATTCCTCTATTATTTTATTTTTTTGGACATTGCCATCATAATCTCCATAAGTATATTTATCAATAAAGTCATTAGTAAACTCAATAATCTGTTGCCTTTCTATTTCTTTGGCTTTGCTAAATACTATCTGAAAATAATCATCTAATATTGGTTTGTTTAAACCATTTAATTGTTCATATAACCATTCTACTGCTGTTTGTTTCATAATTAATTATTTTGATTTAATATAAATTCGTATTCATCTTTGTATTTCTGTAATCCATTTGGTCTGTTATTCAAAGCTAAAGATAATGAAGAACGATTTAAACCAGTTTCCCTACATAGTTGTATCATACCGCTAAATATTTTACCATCAGACTTCCTTCTAATAGGTTTCATCCTATGTGATTGTTCTTTCTGCATCTTTAGACTTTTGTCTGATAGCTCTACGTAATCATATTGGTTTTTTCTATTGTGGTATTTGTTACCTTGTTTAATTTGATTTAGATTATAATAGTCTATTGCTTCCCATTTAGGTTTAGGTAAGTCCCATAGGTAAGATGTGTTGTCGTTTCTTAATATTTCTATTATTTCTGTTATCTTCATAACTTTTCTATTTCTTGTTTAACCGCGGCCCAATAAGTCATTAAAGATTTGTAATATCCGTATTGTTCAAGTTGTTTTACTATTTCATCAACTGCTATTAATGCACATTGTTTTGCATTATAATTATTTATAAATGAATCTTTATTTTCTAAATTTCTATATTTAAAAAATAATTGTTTTGCCTTTTCTTTTGGTGTCATAATCTTATGTTTTTATTCATTGAATAGAATGCTTCTAATCGTAAAGTGATTAACTCGTGTTGTTCTGTTCCTTTAGTAGCTTCTAGTAGGTTGTTTAGGTTTTCTATTATTTTGTATTCGTATCTTGGTTGGTTCAACTGGTGTTCTAGGTCGTGTAACTTTTGTTTAAATATATCTTCTTGCGATAGTTCTTGTTCTACTTCGTTACCTAACAATTTTAATATTAAATTTTTGCAGTCTAATATTTTACTATTGTAGTTTTCATATACTTGAAAGTTCTTTAAGGAGTGTACCACTGTAGCGTGATTCATATCAAAGTCTGATGCTATTGACTGCAGGCTTCTTTTAGTATATATCTTTCTTACTAAATAAAAGTATAATGCACGGGCTTCAATTATTTCTCGCTTTCTGCTTTGTTCTGTAATATCTACTTTTAGTTCTTTTAGTATTAGTTCTTTTATTTTAGTTTCCATTTGAAATTGTTTAGAATAATGTTATTTGGTTTGAGTTTAATATATTGTAACTGTCTTTATTTAATAGTATTTCGTTTTCACGTTTTGGGTTAAGTTTAATACATTCACCCCATTTATTGATTAAGTATTGTATTGACTTGTTTTCTAAATCGCTTGTTCTGTAGCTTACTGCCCCTCCATCATTTTTAGAGCTTTTAAAGGAAAATAAATACTTCGAGAACCTAATACACCAAGCTTTAAAGTTTCTAAAGGTATAGCGTTTTTTCTAAACCTAAATAGTAAGTTACCATTAATGTCGTAACCATCAGCATCTTCTGTAATTAGTACATCATAGTTTTTTTCATTAAGGTATTTGCCTTTTAGTTTGTCAGCTTGTTCGTCTGTTAATTGCTTTTTTAATCTATAAACTTCCATAGCGTTCTTTTAATATGTTTAACAATAAATCACTTAGGTTTCCCTTTTGCTGGTATTCAGCACCAAATTCTTTTTTAATACCTTTTTTACATAGTGCTTTAAATTCTTTTAGTTCTTCTGTACTAAAGTATAAAAGCGTTGTAGTTATTTCAGTATTATCTATTGGGGAATTATCTACACCCCATTCGTCTGCAAATAGTTTCATAGTTTTTATTTTATTATTCTACCGTTTAATGGAAAAAGTTCTGTTAACAATTCAGTTCCTTTTTTTATTTTCTTTTTTTTAATTATTAAATCTTCAGTTAACACTATTTTATTTCTACCTAAATAACCAAATGTTTCTCTGTCTTTTTCACAAACCAGTGAACCTATGTACTTTCTATCTAAAGTGTAATAATCTTTTGAGTAACCTACGATTTCAAATTCCATTTTGTTTGTTTTTTAATTACTGCGTAAAAGTATTATTTAATTTTTAATTAGCAAAATAATTAACACTTTTTTAACAATTAAAGTATTCCACGCATTACATACTGGTTCAAATCAACTTGGTCATCACCAAAGAAATACTTATAATTTTCTATACCTTGTTCAAGTTTACGTTTGCCACTTTCATAAAATTCATCACTGCATTCAAATATACCAATATCCAAACTACCTTTATCAATAGCTACAAAAACAAAATTATCAACACCAAACATTTCTCTATATAAATAGGCTTGCAGGTCATAACTATATTTAGCAGCGCTATACCTAAATTCATTTAAACCTGTAGTAGTTTTTAAGTCTATTATTTGGTTGCCTTTTAAAATATCAGCTTTAGCTCTAAACGGTATTCCGTCAATCATTGCTACTTCTGGTATCTCAAATTGGGCTTTGCTCATATAACTAACTGCTTCATCGTTTCTTAATAAGGCGTCAGCTAACCGCTCAGCATCTTTAATTTCTTTTGTAGTATAAACTTCAAGCCCTTGCTCTTTTGCTTCTTTATAGGCTTTGGCTGCTTTTGTTGCAACGTCTACAATTACCAGTTCGTCAATTTTATGTGGCTCTAAAATCATTGTATGAAATAATTTGCCATCACGTAAAGCTTGCGACTCACCTGAGCCATATTTAGTAACGTATTTGTAAGTCTTTGGCGATTGTATTAGCATTTTTAAACTAGAAGAAGATAAAGCCTGCTTACCTAAATAACCATAGTAAAAGTCATCTTCGTACATATTATCTAATAATTCTTTTTTGTCCCAAACCTTGTTGTCGAATGTTTTAATTTTTTCTTGCATCTTGTATAATTAAATCGTAAATATAATAGTGTGTTTGTATATCTCTTTCAGTTGAATCTATCATTGACATAAACTGGTCATCGTTTATTTGTTCATTGAAGTATTCGCTGTAAATCCATTGCAAATCTCGTTCCAGAGCTTGTATCTTACTGAATATTTTTATAGTTGCATCTTCATTCATTATCTTGTTCTAGGTTTAATATTACATCTATTTCGTTTGTAAAGTATGCTGATTGCATCCAGTCGTTTTCTAAAGCTGATAGTACTGCTTTTAGTTTAAGTGCTGCGTAATCGTTTTCTAATGTTTCTAAAACGTAGATTACATTTTCTAATTCTGTTTTGATTTCTTGCTTTGTCATTTTATTTGGTTTTAATGTTTAAGCAAATATAAACACTTTTTTAACAACTGCAAAGTATTAACATAATTTTAACAAAAAAAGGATAGCTAATTGCTACCCTCTAATTTTTGTTTTATAATCTTTCTATATACTGCATTTACTCTTTCAGAATTCAAACCTCTATTGTAATTGAATTTCATTACTCTTTGGATTCTTTGCAGTGGTGTTTGTTTACTTTTCATTTGTCATAAATTTAATTGTTTCTTCTACTATCCAAGACAATAAATATGCTTGTGGTTCATCGTTGTTTACATCAGGATGAATACCTATTCTTTTAGATATAAAATTAGTTATATGAAATGCCTCGT